CGGATTAACTGGAGAAGAATTAAAAACACAATTAGGAGAGCAAGGATTACAAAAGACTCTTTTAATGCTTCAAAAAAGATTTGAAGAAAATGGAGTCCCTTTATCTGAATTTTTTAGCAAGTCTCAAGCTCTTAAAGGAGTTTTAGGAGTACTAGGTCAGCAGACTGAATCCTATACAGAAATTTTAGGAGATATGCACAATGCTACTGGCTTTGTAAATGAGGGATTTAAAGAGACATCAGAGACATCAGCTTTTAAATTTCAACAAGCTCTGACAGATTTAAAAACTGCTGGAGTAGAGTTAGGAACAGCTATTCTTCCGATGGCTAATAAAATAGTTAATAAAATATCAGAATTAGCTAAAGGTTTCTCTAGTATGACTGATGAAACTCAAAAGAAAATAATTAAGACTATAGCAACTATAATGCTAATTGCTCCAGCTATATCAATAATAGGAGCTTTGACTACAGCTTTCGCTAGTCTTATAGGATTTGTAAGGACTCTAGGAATAGTCTCTAAGGCTACTGCTTTAATAATGTCTCTTTTTAATCCTACTACTTATATATTTATAGCTATAGGATTAATATTGGCTGGAATGATAAAACATTTTGACAATTTAAAACAACCTATCGTTGATACTATAAACTATATAATAAATTTATATAATGAGTTTATAGGTGTAAGAATAGCAATACAAAGTATAGGCTTTGCATTTAGATACATAAAAGATGTAGCTATTTTTCATATTTCTAATATTATAAACACTATAACAAGTCTAGGAAAAGTATTATTAAATCTTTTTGACAAAGAAGAAAGAAAAAAAGCTATAGCAGATTTCTGGAGTGGTCTTGAAGATAATGTCAAAGATTTTGCAGATAATACAGCTGAAAATATAGAGACAATGATGGAGGGTATAGAGAATAAAGACCCTATAGAATTAATTTCTGTAGAAGATATAGAAAATGGCATTAAAAAAGGTAAAGAATTTGGAGCTAATTTAGTGGATGGAGTTAAATCTGTAATGTCAAATTTATCAGATGGATTATCATCTACATTATTTAAAGGGAAATCTGAAACTCCTACAACTTCAGGAGGTCAAACAGATTTATCTAATACCTTAGTTATAGCTCCAGAAGCTCCAATAGTAGGAGCATTAAATCAGACTTTAAGTAAAGCAACTGAATCTATACAGCAATGGAGTGAATCCACTTTAGAGAATTGGAATAATACTTTTAACAACATGGCTAATAGTGTTAAAGGAAT